AATTCGCCTGTCCCCACAGGGCTTGTTGATATTAGGGTAAAGGGAAATGATTTGTATTGTCGGGAGGTGTTTTGCGAAACGGATTTGATGGCGGAAACGATACGAGGCGCGGACAAAAAATCGGTTGCGGACAAGTTTAGAGAAATCGAATGGGACAAAAACAGATTAACAATAGCCGACAGTTCAGGCGCAAAACAAATAGCCGATTTAAGGTTTTACGGGTATAATGTAGAGGGAGTCAAGGGCAGGACAGTAAAAGGCGCGCAGTTGGCTGGTATTAATTTGGTGCGGGGCTATAACTTGAAGTTTCTCAAGGGGAGCGATAACTTAATAAGGTCGGCAAACAACTGGTTTTTCAAAGAGGACAAGAAAGAGCTTGACGCGGACGGGAATTTAAAGATAGTTCCTGAGCCGCAAGGCCACGAGCCGGACTTGCTTGCGGGGCTACGTTATGCCGTGATGGAAATTGGGCAACCGAGCATGAGCGATACAGCCGAAGCACTAAGGCATATCGTTCTTTAGTTTGTCTCCTCTTTTTATAGTTTTTTTCAACAAAACGCTTGACAAAGCGGTTTTGTTTTGATATAATAATTATTTAGAGAGCAAACTGATTTGAACACAAAGGATAAGGAAAATATGAAGAAAATAAGTTATCATAAGTATTATAATACATATTTGGGATTATTTGACAAAGTCGAGAGCGTTTTAGAGGGGAAGCCGGCGATACTCGAATATTTGGTAAGACATCCGATAGAAAAAGTAAAAAAATACGAATTTCGGAAGAGGCTAACAAGTTTTGACGGCTGGACAGATTCTATCGTACAGCGTTGGCTTGCGACATTCTTGCGGGCGTTTATAGACGTTAAACTGCCAAGCGAGTTGGAAAAGCTAAAACTCGACATTGACCTCACGGGCAAATCAATAAAAGAGTTTCGGGAAAAAGAAATTTTGCCCGAAGCCATTTCTTACTCGCAGGTATGGGGAATTATCGACGAGCCGCATGCAAACGAAGACATCACGACAAAAGCGGAGCAAGAAGCTCAAAACATCCGTCCTTATGTTCGTATTTATTCTCCGAGCCATATAACTAACTTTCGGGAGGACGTTTTTGGCAATCTTGACTGGGTGATTGTAAAGACTAACAAAACAACATTAGTAAAAACGGACGGCGGGAAAGAAGAAGAAAAGATTATCTATCAAGAGTATGTTCCGGGGTTGGTAAGCGAATTTTATTATCCGAACGCCAACGACAAAGAAGTCAAGTATATTGGCGAGCCGAGAGAAATAGTCAGGCACGGCAAAAAGATTATGCCGATTATACGAAAAGGCGGAAGAAAATCGAAGAAATATCCAGGCTATTTTAAGATAGATATAGCAGGCGTATGCGATAAAGAAATAGAATATTACAATGCTGCTTCGCAATTAATCAATACGTTAGCGCAGATAAATTTTCAAGTTTTGTGTGGCGGAAAGATGAGCTATAACAAAGAGCTTGGCAATGAAAGTTATATCACGCTTGCGAAAGACGACCCGATGCCGAAATACCTTGCTCCTGATGTAGCCGCTATTGAGATGAATTTCAAGCGGTTGGATATGCTAATAAATCAGATATTTGGGATAGCTTGCATAAAAAACAGGGCTGTATTAGCCGATAAAGCGAAGTCGGGCGAAGCGTTGTTGATTGAGGACGTTCAGGCAGAGGACAAAACAAAAGTGTTTGGCGAGATAACGCAACAGTTTGAGCAAGCGTATTTGGAAAAGATGTGCGAGTTTACGGGCGAAAACAAAGAAGAGGTAAAGACGTTTTATCCTGAGCGTTACGACATAAAAACTTTTGGGGAGGAATTGCTGTTATTGCAAGAGGTGGCAAAGACAAAGAACGCCGCGTTTTATTTGCAGACATTTATTGAAGTTGTAACGAGAAAGGTAAGCGACCCGAATATCAGAGAACAAATACTTTCCACAGAAAAGAACAGCAATCATTTACAGTTGGAAATCCTTGAGCCTATAATCAAGGAACTCAAATCCATACTTTCGACAGGCGTGATAAATGTAAGAAGTCTTGCGAAATCGTTGAACCCTGTTTTGAACGAGAAGACCGACGCGGAAGTTGACGCATGGATAAAAGAGAACATGATACAGTTTCAAGAACTGACAAACGAGTTTCAGATAACTTTGCCGGAAGAGAAGGCACAATCGCCGGAGTAGCTTAATGGCAAAACCCGATAATCAAAGGTTGCGGTTATATAGCTTTTGCAATTGTAACAGCGGCAATAATAAGGGCAATGTTTAATGACTAACGAAGAATTAAAAGACGCTGTAATATTAAAAGATGACGAGATGGATAAAGCAGCCAAGCTCGGCTCAAGATTTTCTGATATTGCGACCTTTATGAAAGCGTTTCGCGAACAGAGAGAACCGATGTCGGCTTTTTGGCGGAAATGGTCGAAAAAGATAATAACTTTAGAGAAGAAAGAACTTGCTAAAATTGGCGGAAAAGGTTTGAAAACGAAATGAAACTAACTCAAACAACAAAAAAGATATTAAGGGTTTGTTGTCAGGGCATAGCTATGCCTGCCTTGAAAAGCGCAATAATGAATGATTTGTTTAAGCAAGCAAAGTTTGGCGCGCCGTTGAAGGAATCTACAATAAAAAAGAAAAGAAAGGGGGGCAGATTATTCCCCGACAAGCCTTTGTTTGAGTTGGGCAGATTGATGAACGAATTGAAGTTTACTATATCAGGAACAACAGCAAAGTTGTTCAGCACGGGCAAATCGAAAGCAATACAGACTGCTTTGTATCAAGGCAATAGCAACATGCAACCAAGGGGACTGTTCAACAAAGACCTACCTGCAAAAGGCGGGACAATCGAAACTGCTTGCGTAAAATACGCAAAAAACGAAATAACACGGGTGACAAGAAAAGAAATAAGCAAAGCGTGTGAAAGATTCAATGAAAGTTCTAAATCTAAATAATGGCAATAAAAGTACCTGATAATTCTGAATTGACCCCGTTTGAAATAGCCGAAGCGAGGCTGTCTATGCACTTACAAGCAAGCGTTAAAGACCTTGAAAGCGAAGCCGCACAGATAGAAATAGAACTCAAAAATCTTGAGGACAAAGCGCGGTTAGAAGGCTGGTTATGGGCTTCTCTTGTTGAAGTGCAAGAGCGCGAAGTAAGACGGTTTGAAACGAAGTCCAAAGCCGTTTTTTCGGGGATGGCGGGCTTGGCTGTAACTCTTGGAATAATGAGCAGAGAAGCGGTTTCGGCGAAATGGCGAGCTGCTGATGAAACCTTGCCGAAATCAGTGTTATATCCCGAGAGACCCGAAAACATATTGTATCAATGGGTGGCTGTAAGCTCTAACATTTGCCCTGATTGCCTTGACTTGCACGGCGAAGTGAGAACTTATGGCGAATGGCAAAGTGTGGGATTGCCCGGAAGCGGGCATACAGTTTGCCAGTCTAATTGCAAATGTCTATTAGAACGAGTTGGAAGCATGCACGCAACTCCGCCGATGAAGCTTGTCCGGGGACATATAGACAAAAAAACGGGGGAAGTAGTTGAAGGAAAAGGAGTTAGAGGAGGGAAGGGGCGTGTGATAGCTTTGAAACCGAGCACGAAAACCACGCCTATGTTAGATTTAAGCAAAGGAAAATTGTTAAGCAAATAAGGAGCACGAATGGCGGAAAATTTTAACGCGAACTGTTTGGATATTTTACATGAACATTTTGTAAAAGTAGAAAACGGGCATTGGACAGCCGACACAGCCTATAACGAGTTTGTAAGATTGCACAGAGGCGCAACGCTTTTTATCACATCAAATCCGAGGGCGAAAAAGCGGAAAGTTGTAAGACTGTTAAATGAAGGAATGTCGATTGAGGAAATAGCAAAAAACTTAAAATGCAGCATTTCAGGTGTTTATAAAATCGCCAAAGACGCGGGGCGCTAATTTTATAACATTTCAACATATCATATCAAAATTTGAACCCATCAAAGTGGAATTCTAATATTTCTATATACTTTACGTTTGTTTTTGTGTTATAAT